GGAGGAGCTGAAGGCCAACGTCGTCCGCGACAGCTTCGACCTGCACGCGCACTACCACGGCGGCGGGGAGGACGAGGACCACAGCGCCCAGGGCCGCATCATGTCCCGGTACAACGCGCTGCAGATGCTCTGCTGCCACCCGGACCTGTTGGTGCTGTCGGCGATGGACTACGAGTGGTCCGAGCAGCAGCGCGACAAGGGCGTCAAGAAGGCCATCTGGCCGGGCTCGAAGTATGCCTGGCAGCTATGGAAGAGCGGCCTGCTGGACGACGTCAAGAAGTCTCCGAAGCTGGAGCAGGTAGTCGCGGACATCATCGAGATCCTCGACGGCAACCCGGACGCGAAGATCATCCTGTTCAGCTTCTACAAGGACATGCTGGAGATCATCCAGGACGCGGTACCGCAGTACCGAAGTGTCCAGTTCCACGGCGAGCTGAGCCCTACCGAGCGCGCGGCTGCCAAGGTCGAGTTCCAGACCGACAAGGACTGCCGGATCTTCCTGGCCTCCGACGCCGGGCGGTACGGGGTCGACCTACCCGAGGCCAACTACCTGATCAACTACGACCTGCCCTGGTCGGCCGGTGCCTTCAAGCAGGGCAACGCGCGCCACGTCCGGGCCGGGTCCAAGCACGCCAACGTCTACGTCCGCAGCTACCTCATCCGGGGCAGCGTGGAGGTGCGCCAGTACGCGCTCGTTGGATTCAAGGGGAAAATCGGTTCGGCCATCCTCGACAACGTCGGCGCGGACCGATTCGGGCGGCTGGAGAATAGCATCGACTCGCTGACTACATGGCTCGAAGAGAGATCTGTCTAGTGTGGATCATGCGAGAAAATCCCCTGCTCGATCCCCAGCTCCGGGCGAGCCTACTGACTGAGGAGCAGGAGGAGTTCGACCTCTGGCCGCTCCGTCTGCCGGTGCGGACAACGGTGGGTGAGTGGGGCGCGTCCGACTTGCGCGAATCGATTCCGTCATACTAGGGTCTCAATCGATTCCCCCCGTACCCCCCACCAAGGAGAGCACCGATGCTCGGAAACCCCAACGCCAAGCTCCGCAGCGCCCGCGTTGCCGACCACGTCTTCAACGAGGAGCTGGCCGAGCGCACCAAGCGCGGCCCGGAGCGCCTGCGCGAGGGTGGCTACGAGGTCACCCGCGACGAGCACGGCCGTCAGGTCCTCGTCAAGCTCTGAACCGATTCTGTCGGACCTATCCGATACGGTTCAAACCATGAACGACAACCTCTCCCCCACGCAGTTCGGCCAGATGCAAGTGCCGGTGTTCAAGCTCCAGTCGGGCGACCGTCTGCAGCGGAGCCGTCACGAGGTCGTCAGCGTGGGGGAGAAGCGTCGTACGGCCCGTGGGTTCAAGCACTGGGTCACCCTGAAGGACCACCACGGACGCGAGTACAAGCGCGAGTGGGGCACGTACACCGGTATCGACATCCACCGCCACTTGCCCTGAATCGATTCGCCTGATACGGTTCGAACGTCTGTTCGACAGCGTCACCTTTCCTCTTCCCGTACTGATTCCACTTGCTGACACACCACAGATAAGGACCCCGCCCCCATGGCACCCAAGGCCGTAACGCGGCAGCGCACTGAGCGCCCGCGCCGTAACCCCGACCCGTTCCTCACCAAGGTCGTCCAGTTCCTCACCCGCAAGGACGAGTTCAAGCGCGCCCAGCTCGAAGTCGAGGGCGACCGCAAGAAGAAGATCCGGGGACTGCGTGACGACGTCCTCGACTACGTCCTGGAGAAGGGCGACCCCGACCACACCGGCAGCCGGTTCCTGACGCTGACCAAGCCGGTGACCATCGGTGACGACACCTACACCGAACTGAAGGCCGAGGCCCGGCACGTCACGGTGATCGATGAGGAGTACGCCGAGGAGCTGATCGACAAGAAGAAGCTCCGCGAGCGCTGCTTCAAGACCATCGAGGTCCTCGACCAGGACGAGATCTACGCCGCCCACCAGGACGGCAAGATCACCGACGAGGAGCTGGACCTGATCTTCCAGGAGACGGTGTCCTACTCGCTGAAGCCCCTGAAGGGCTGAGCCATGGGCGACCTGACTTCCTTCACCGACTGGCTGGGCAACGAGGTGTACCTCGGCGACCTGGTCGTCTACCCGCAGCGTCAGGGGTCCGCCGGGGCCGAGCTGATCCTCGGCCGCGTCCTGGGGATCGAGCAGTGGGACGGACAGGGCGAAAAGCCGTCCTGGGTCTCCTGGTACGACGACTTCGGCCGTCGAGTCCGCCTGCAGCCGGTCAGGCGCAGCCGGTACGGCCACGTCAATGACAAGTCGCGTCCGGTGTGGATCACGATCACCGTGAACCTCACCAAGGTGACCTCCAGTGGCGTCTGACACCAACACCGGCCCACACCCACGGGAGATCCGCGCCATCGCAGTACGCGAGGCGAACGTCTACTGGGGCTGGGTCGCACACGTCGAGAAGACCGTCGACATCGGGATGCGCGACGCCAACGTCCGACTCAGCCAGGTGCTCGAAGTGGCAGAGCACATCGAGCGGTACATCATCACCGGGGAGAGGCCGAATGCGTGACTGGGACGCAGAGTTCGCTGCCATCGCCGAGAACCCGCAGAAGTTCTTCCCCGGCAGCAACAAGCCGATCGTCCGTGACCACGCACGGGCGAAGGAGAAGCGCGCCGAGCTGCCCGATGTCGAGAGCTGGGACGCGCACCCCCGCATGGTGATGCTCGGCGGACAGACCGTCGAAATGTTCACCGTCGGCGACCTGGCCAAGGCCATCGGCCGGGAGGCCGGGACGATCCGGAAGTGGGAGCGGGACGGCATCATCCCCCGCAACACCTACCGGCTCCCCTCCTCCGACCCGCGTGGTGTGCGCCGCCTCTACTCCCGCAAGCAGATCGAGGGCATCGTCCGCATTACCAGGGAGGAAGGACTGGACGACGCCCACCGCCGACGCAACATCAAGCAGACCAATTTCACGCAGCGCGTGATCGACCTATTCAGAGAGCTGGCACGGAATTGAAAAAGGCAATCGCCGCAGGCGTCCTCGCACTGGCGTCGCTGGGAGCCGCAGCAGGCTGCTCGCAGTCGTCGCCAGCGGACACCGTTTCGCACAACCTGTCGAACGACGCTGACCACTTCAAGGTCAACCGTCGGATCACCGTGATCAACGGCATCACCGACAGGTACTTGCTCACAGTCGAGGGCCGCTGCTCGCTGGGCAACCAGGACCCGCCCGGCAAGCTGTCCATCACCTGCGAGATCGGCAAGGGCCAGTACTGGAAGGACATCATCGGCCTGTCCAACAACTCGCCGTACGTCGAGCAGCAGCTCGCCCCGCTGCCGGAAAACGACTACCACTACAAGGTCAACTTCCGGCCTTCGGCAATCATCCCGGACATCCAGGGCTGATGAAGATCCACCGGTTCCGCGAGTACACCTGCAAGCTCGGCAACTTCGAAATGGTGAAGTTCGCCGCCAGCGCGGAGGCCGAGCTGGACGAGATCCCTGACGCGAAGGGAGACCCCGAGAAGGCCTTCGAGCACCTGGACGCGTTGCTGGACCGGGCGCTCGACCCGGAATTGCAGGCCGCATACGAACTGACGGACGCCGAGTCGTTCGTCCTGGAAATGTTCGACACCGACGAAAAGGAAACCCGCCGCTGATGGCACGCACCGTATCCCGACGCCGGGGCTCCCGGCGCACCGAGCCCGAGGACCTGGAAGACCAGGAGACCACGCGGGACGACGACGACAACGACGAGGAGGACGAGGCCCCCCGCCGGGGACGCCGCTCCCGGAACAGTGGCTCTGGGGGCCGCAGCAGCGGCCGTAGCCGGTCCAGTGACGACGACGATGAGGGCGACGAGGACGAGAGCCCCCGTCGCGGACGCCGGTCCTCCGGTGGCAGCACGAATGTCGTCAAGTCCGGCTGGGACGGCTATGACTCCATCGCCGATGGTGGCGGTGGGGAATTCGCCGACAAGCTGGAGGTCACCGACGAGGCCAAGCTGATCAAGATCCTCGACGCGGCCCCGGCCGCATCCTGGTCGCAGCACTGGATCGAGCGCGGCCCCGGCAAGAAGAAGTCGTTCGCCTGCATCGGGGACGGCTGCCCGCTCTGCGACCGCATCGGCGACAAGCCGCGCAAGCAGGCGATCTTCAACGTGGTCGAGTTCGATGAGGACGGCAACCCGTCGCTGAAGGTCTGGCAGGTCGGCCCGATGGTCGGCAACATCCTGAAGAACCTCGGCAAGGACAAGAAGACCGGCCCGCTCGACCGCGAGGACCTCTACTACTCGGTCTCCAAGGACTACAACAAGAAGACCAAGAAGACCACATACACGGTCAACGCCACCAAGGAACGCGACGTGGTGGAGGACTGGGAGATCGACCCGCTCGATGAGGACGAGCTGGCCGAGTTCCTCGACAAGGCCGTGGGCGACGAGTACGTCCAGGTCCAGACCAAGCGCGAGCTGAAGGACGTCGCCAACGAGGCGATGGACGACGCGGACGACGACTGACCTTCCCCCTGAACGCGGCCCCGGCTGAACGCCCCCTCGGCAGCCGGGGCCGCACTTTGGAGCCACCACACCACATGAACCCGAACTACATCCTCACGACCGACGACCTCGAAGACGCGGTCGACGTGTTCATGGACCAGGACGCCTTCAGCTTCGACGTGGAGTCGACCGGGGCCAACCGCGAAGTCCCTATCCAGAACACCGTCAACTGGCTCTCTATGGCCACCAGAGGCATTTCTGTGGCCATCCCCTTCGGCCACCCCAACGGCAACCGGCTGATCTCGAAGGCGACCCGGAAGAAGCAGCCCGACGGGAAGTTCCGTCCCATCCCGGCTGTGTACTCCGCGCCCCCGCCGCAGATGCGCCCCTCCGAGGTCTTCGAGATCGTCCGGCCGCTCTTCTTCTCCGACCGGGTGAAGGTCGCCCACAACGCGACGTTCGACCTCGTGTCCGTCTGGAAGTACTTCGGGGAGCTGCCACCGCCCCGGTACGCCGACACCATCGTGATGCAGTGGCTGCTGGACGAGAACCTGAAGCAGAAGGGCCTGAAGGAACTCGTCAAGAAGTACTACAAGTTCGACTATGACCAGGAGGGCGTCGGCAAGTGCGTCGAGGCGCACCCGTTCCGCAAGGTCGCCCACTACGCGTTCCTGGACGCCCGGTACACCTGGTTCCTGTACGACCGCCTGCTGCCGCGCCTGGAGCGCGCCGGGCTGATGTCGGTGTTCGACCTGGAAATGGACATCCTCGGCGTCCTGTGCCGGATGAACAAGGTCGGCGCACCCATCGATGAAGAGGCGATGGTCGAGCTGGAGGAACGCCTCGCCGACCTGATGGTCGACGTCGAGGGTCGTGTCTACCGGGCCGCTGGCAAGGAATTCAACCTCAACGCACCCGCCCAGAAGGCGCGCGTCCTTTACCTGCCCAAGTCCGAGGGGGGCCAGGGCCTGCGCCCGTTGAAGCCCACCGACGGGGGCAAGAAGAAGCTGGAAAAGGGCATGAAGCTCGAAGCCAGCGACTACTCCACCGACGCCGACAGCCTGGAAATCCACGCGAACAACAAGGTCGTCAAGGAGCTGCAGGAGTTCCAGACCGTCAACCGGTTGCTCAACGGGTACGTGCGTGCCTACCTGGGCGACCCGGAGGCCAAGGACAAGCCCTGCCGGATCTACGACGGCCGGATCCACGCCGAATTCGTCCAGTACGGCACCGTCACGGGACGGTTCTCCTGCCGCGAGCCCAACCTGCAGAACATCCCCCGGCCGGACACCGAGCTGGGTAAGGAGATCCGGGGCCTGTTCATCGCACCCCCCGGACACAAGCTGGTCGTCGCCGACTACGGCCAGATCGAAATGGTGCTGCTGGCGCACTACATCGGCGGGGGACGCCTGTTCCGCGACCTGATGAACGGGGAGGACCCCCACACATCCACCGCAGCCGGTGTGTTCGGCGTGTCGCTCGACCAGGTCACCAAGGACCAGCGCCAGGCCGCTAAGGCAATCAACTTCGCCGTGGTCTACGGCGCGGGACCGGCCAAGGTGGCTGCAATGGCGGGCGTGTCTGAGAAGGAAGCGAAGCGGTTCCTGGAGCTGCACCAGAAGACGTTCCCGGAGATCTACTCCTTCAAGAACGCGGTGATCAAGGAGTGCCGTCGCCGCAAGCCGCCGCACATCAAGACGATCCTCGGGCGCAAGCGCCGCCTGCCGACCATCCACGCCAAGGACTACGGCCTACGGGGATATGCTGAGCGCCAGGCCGTCAACAGCCTCATCCAGGGCAGCGCGGCAGACCTCATCAAGTTGGCGATGGTGCGGCTCGACAGCACCCTGCCGGACGACATGAACCTGATCCTGTCCGTCCACGACGAGTTGGTAACCATCGTCCCGGAGGCGCAGACTGGACAGGGCGTGGAATTGGTAAGCGAAGCGATGCTCGGAACCGATATCGCCAGCCTCATCAAGATCCCGCTGAAGTCGGACGTCAAGGTAGTGGACCGCTGGGCGGAAGCGAAGTGATCATGGACGAACTGCCTGAGGTGGTGGACGGCAGCCGGGTGCTGCTGCGCCAGCTCGTCTGGGACCTGAACCCTGACGACGAAGTGCCCGCCATGGCCAAGGCCCTGGGGCTCATCCCGCCGAGCAGTGAAGTCGAGTCGCGCGAGCAGGTCATGTCGCACATCCGTGTGCAGCGAGTGCTGCCGCTGAACGTACCTGTCAACTTCCTGGCCGAGAACATCGCGAAGGTCACCACGGAGGCCACCCTCACCGGTCAGCAGCCCACGGCACAGCAGAGATCCACTACCCTCGAAAAGCACACCCTCATGGTCCGAAACAGCATCGTTGCAGCACTTGCGGCGCTCATCGACATGGGGGCTATCACATACGGACCCGGAGTATCGCAGTGAGCAGTTTCTGGCAGAAGAAGCTGGGATTGTCCCCGCAGCAGGCCCCCGCGCCGCAGCAGGCAACCCAGTCGAGCGGACCCCGCCAGCCATGGTGGGCCGAGCCAGCACCGCCGCCGCCTCCCGAGAACTACCAGCAGCAGAACCCGTACGGTGACCAGCCGACACCAGGCGTCCAGGACGCCTCCTTCGCAGCAGTTGTCCGGGGTGGCGTGGTACCGGCCAACACCAGTGCGAAGAGCGCGAGGAGCACCGCTCGGTGCCCTGAGTGTGACAGCACCAACTACGCCGTGTTGAAGACGAACAAGATGAGCAAGGACGGGGTCCGCCTCGTCACCGAGCGCTGCTACGACTGCGGGTACCCCGTGGAACAGAGCGCGTCCGGAGACCACACCCGGAGCATCGCGACACCTGGCCAGCAGATCGACCGTGCCAAGCAGCTCCCCCAGGGGGGCTTCAGCGGACAGTTCGTCGGCCGAGTCAGCTAGACCTTCTCCCGTTTCCCGTGGGCTGAAAAGCCTGCGTCACTCCCTAGAACAGGCATGCCTTGAACACAACCGCATACGAGCCCATGGGCGGCTTCCCCGAGACCATCTACCAGCACAAGTACGCGTGGCCGGGCGAGCAGTGGCCCGACACCGCGCGCCGTGTCGTGCAGAACGTCATGGGGCCATACCTGCCCGAGCTGGTCGATGAAATGACCCGCTACATCAAGAACCGTTGGTTCATGCCGGGCGGACGCTACCTGTACGCGTCCGGCAAGCGAATCCACCAGACCCAGAACTGTCTGCTGACCACCGTCGAGGACAGCAAGGAAGCCATCGCCGACCTGATGCGGCGAGCCAACGTCGGCCTTATGACCGGCGCAGGCCTCGGCAACGTCTGGTCGAAGCTGCGTCCGGCCGGTGCTGCCGTCCGGGGCATGGGCGGTGTCTCTACCGGTCCGATCGCCTTCGCGAACATGCTCAACGAGACCGGACGGTACATCGTCCAGGGCGGTTCCCGCCGCGCCGCCATCTGGGGCGGACTGCACTGGTGGCACCCGGACATCTTCGACTGGATCGTCATGAAGAACTGGTCCGACGACATCAAGGCCCTGAAGGAGAAGGACTTCAGCTTCCCGGCCCCCATGGACCAGACGAATATCTCGGTGATCCTGGACGACGAATTCAAGCGTGCGTACGACGACCCCGGCTACACGCCGCCGGACTGGTACAAGTTCGAGGAGGAGTACGGCATCGAGCGCGGCATGACCGCGCACGAGTGGGCGCACAAGGTCTACTGGCTTACCGTCGAGCAGATGCTGACCACCGCCGAGCCCGGATTCTCCGTGGACATGGGCGAGAACTCCGGGGAGAACCTGCGCAACGCCTGCACCGAGATCACCTCGGCCGACGACAACGACATCTGCAACCTGGGCAGCATCAACCTCGCCCGGATCCCCGACATCGAGACCATGCGCCGCGTCGTTGAGGTTTCCACCGCGTTCCTGCTCTGTGGCACCCTCTACAGCACCCTGCCGTACGCAGAGGTCGAGGCCACCCGGACCAAGAACCGGAGACTCGGCCTGGGGCTCATGGGAATCTACGAGTGGCTGCTCACGCGCGGCTACCGGTACGGACCGAACGCCGAGCTGGCCACCTGGTTGCACGAGTACACCCAGAGCACCCGCTACTCCTGGTACTACGCCGACAAGCTGGGAATCTCCCGCCCGGTCAAGACCCGCGCCATCGCGCCCACCGGCACGATCGCCATCCTGGGCGAGACCACGTCCGGCCTGGAGCCACTGTTCGCCAAGGCGTTCAAGCGTCGCTGGCTGAAGGACAACGTCTGGCACTTCCAGTACGTCGTGGACACTTCGGCCAAGCGCCTGCTGGACAAGGGCGTGCCCGAGGAGCTGATGGAGGACGCGTACGACCTGGCCCAGGACCCGGAGCGCCGAGTCGCATT